TTTGTGTGTATAATTTATTAGTTAATATTCAAGTATAAGTGTGTCAGCCGTAATAGTCAAATTCGAAATTTAGAATTTCAAAGGTTTGTAACCATTCTCTTCTCCAAAATCGTTAAATGTAGTTTTAATTTCTGATGGTGTATAACTTTCAACTTCATCAGTTGTTAAAACATATTCATTTTTTCCTGATTTTTCCATATCTTGTTCTTTATCTATAAAGAAATCCGATAATTTTTGATTGTATGGTCCTGAGTCTAAACTTCTCAATTCAAGTTTTTCTTGTGGAGTTTTTTCTCTGTATTTTTCAATCTTAGATTCAATATCATTTAATTTTGTAAAAATACCTTCCATATCTTTTAATTTACTTTCTAAACCATTTAACTGATTAAAAAGATTATTAAAGTATTCTTCTTGTTTTGTTTCAATATTTTGTTGTGACTTTACTAAATCAGTAATTTCCAATTCTTCAGTTCCTGTTTCTTCAGAACCTTCATCCCCAACTTTTTCAACATCAGGGTCATTCTCAACATCAATAGGTTCAGGTTCGGTTGACGCTGGAGGTGTTGTACCCGCAACATCTGCCTCTCCACCAGGCGCTGGAGGTGGTGGTGGTACCGCACCTGGTTCAGGAGTTGCTAATGGGTCATCACCAGGAGCCGGAATTGTTGTCCCCGCATCTTGTTCTAAAATATAATTATTAATTTTATTATATCTTCTTAACTCTTCTATAATTGTTTGTGATATTGCCATTTTAACCGTTTAATAATTGTTTGAAACCTTGTGTTGTTTCTACGTTTATTTTTTTATTAGTATGAAGAGTATTATTAACTCTTTCAATTAATCCATCTTTCATTCTGATTGTATAACAATCACCAGTATCTAAATCACAAACTTCTTTGAAACCATTTCCTTTATCTGTTTCAGTTATTCTTGTGCTTTTTCCAAGATATCTGTCTAAAATTTCTTTAGTGCCCATAATTGTTTTTTATTATAAATATATCTCTGTTATAAAGAGTTCAATTCTGTGTCAAAATACTTCTTAATAGTGTCTTGTAATTTATCCAATTCAGTTTTATTAGTTTCTTTAAATTTGTCATAATCAATGTCAGTCTGATATGGGAAATATTTTAAATAACATTTAGCAAATTCTTTTGCGTATTCCACAGAATTTGCAAAGTTTAAAACTTCATTTTTAAATAACCTACCAAATCTAGAATTTAATAATTTTACACTATTTTCAGGAGTATTAAAAACAAAATAAGGTTGACTTACACTATTAATCTCTAAACAAATATATAATTTATCAACAATATATTGTTTATTAGTTCCACCAATAATATCAGTACTTACAGGTATATTGGCTAAATTATTATTATAAACTTTTAATCCAGTTCCGCTATCATTTTCTAAAAGTATTAAAGTATAAATTAATTTTTTTCTTTCATTATCACTTACATATTCATTAATATAAGCTACTATTTCAGAATAAGTTAGTGTTGTTGTTGTTGTTGAGGTTAACACATATTCACTAAATGTTGCACCTGAAGGTTCACAATTAGCGGTTGATGGGTTGGCCTGATTATTAATATTTTCAATAGCTATTGCCGAAATTTCAGTTTGTGTTCTATTAGGCAATGGGCTAATAGTATTTTGAGATGTTTTACTCTGTTGTACTATATTTTGTAAAAGTTCTCTTTTAATTGTTTGTAACAATTGGTCAACAGTCGGTAAAGTAAATACACTCATTCTTGTGCCAGTAAATGTTGTCTCAAAATTACCACTACTTATTGAGTGTGAAACACTTGTAATTAAATACGTACCACCAAATAAAGGCATATTTCTTAATATAAAATACATACTTGGTTGTATCATAACATTACCAAACGAATTAACTGACGCTTCATAACTTCTTAATTTATATAAATTATATAATGATACGTTTTGTGTCGATGTTGTTGTTCCATTCGCTAAATTAGCCATTTCAAATTCTCGATATAACGATTCACTTGTTGGTTTACCTAAATCTTGTGATACTGAAACATTTTTAAATATACTTTGATTTTGAAGACCAAAGTCAACCGAAAATCCTACTACTTTATTAGATAAACCACAAACCTTATTACCTGTTGAACTATCAACCAATGGTTGTTGAGCAGCTCTTTTTAAATCAAAACCGTCATTATTATAACCATTTGCGGTATCAGGATTTTCCAATTGTTTTGACGCTTGGTCAACATACATACAAACATATTTAGTTTTTGTTTGTTGATAATCAACATTTGTAAAAGTACCAAAAAGAGAATTCGCAAAACTAACTGGTTCACCACTTGGTGGTTCACAGTCAATAGACGGGTCATTAATACCATAAAAATTTATGTAACCAGGAATAATAAAAGGCGTAAAATGGTGTTGAATTAAAATACTATCTATTATCGCATTAACAGGACCATCAATTGTTTTTAATAAATCTTTAACTTTAAAAACATCAACATAAATTTTATCCCCAATATCTCTGTTTGCTCTATCTAAAAATAAAAAATCTTCAAATAAAGTTTCAGAATTATAATTATGTCCAGCAATCCAAGTGTCATTCATTGCCTTAAATTTCTCATATTTCTCAACTTTTGATTGTAAACCATCAATATTCGATTGTTGCGTACTATAAGGATTTATTTTTTGTACGGATGGTAAACTTTTTGATATTTGTATGAATGTTTGATTAAATAAACTAGATAATTCACTGTCAAAAGTTGTTAAAATAGAATCAATTGTTGTTTTAAAACTTGTACTATCAAAAACACCATTTGTATATTGTTGTAATTTTTTAGTCGCGAAAACTTTAATTACATTTTGATAATAAATAATGTTACTACTTGTAAACTCAATATTCATCGTTGGAAAAAAATCGGTTATAAATGACCCGTCATCACTATAAATTAATTGGGATATCGTTGAGAACCCAACATACAGTTCTAAAGTTTTCCAAGCTTCGGGATATAATAATTGTGAATCCGCTAATGTAATTGTTCCTCCCGATGTTGGTAATGAATTATTAATATAACCACCTGGTGGTATTGTATTTAACAATGGGTTTGATGAAACACTACTAAAAATTCTTTTATCGTATTTTTTAGGATTACCAATTGATATTAGTTTATTATAACTAATATGTGAATTTAAAATAATAGATTGTTGAGTTATCTGATTCTCACGTATCAAATTAATATTTGCCACCGTTGAGTTATCAGGATTTTTATCCGTGGTAAGTATATTTTTAATTACATTATAAAATTTTTCTTTTTCGGTGTCTTTATTTGGTGATTTTGCGTAATTCAAAAAAACACTTTCAATCATATCTAATTCATCTTTTGAAAATACTGAAAAAATTTCTTCAATTGAATCGTACTCATCTTCAGCAAATAATTCAAAAGGTGTTTGTATTGCGATACTTCCAATATATATTCTTTTTAAATATTTGTCAGGGGGATTAATTATAAATTGTGTAGTATCAAAGTAACCATAGTTAGGTCCTCCCCACAATAACCTAACACTACCATTATACATACTATTATTATTAATTAATGAATTTCGAACAAAAGGAAGACCTGATGAATTATCAATCATTTCAGCAACTAATTGATTACTTGTTGCGGATGTTTCAGTATCATATATTCCAAATGATGGAGTAATAACATATTTATTCGCTTGTATATCTTTAACTAATACACTCAGGCTACTGATTTTAACCATCTTAGTACTACCAGGTGTTGTAACAATATCAAAACCAACTGTTGTTCCTGAACTATCTAAAATCCAAATATTTTTTGATGTAATCGCATCATTAATTTTATTCTGAATATCAATTGTTGTATCTGCGGATAAAAATAAATTAACACCATTAACTAAATAATAAAAATCATTTATTAATTTTGGATAAAATCCTAAAGTGAAACCTTGTGAAGAAGGTTCATCTTGTTGTAAAACGATTGTATTGTTTTGGATAATATATGGAGTATTTACCTGACCATTAACTGGGTCATAGTTATTAGCGTAATCAAAATTATTCCAAACATTTGATAGGATATCAACACCATTTTCTTTCCAATTTTTATATCTATACCATATAGAACCAAGTTTTGCAATCCATGGTAATGGTAATGCGTGAATACCTGAATATTTTTTTAACGTTGTTGATACGAAATCTTGTTTTTTAGTTACTCCACCCGCCAAAATATTAGCCAAGTCATTAAATACATATCTTTCTCTTGTTGTGGTTAAAGGTAAACTGTTCAAAAATAAATAAGACGCACTTATATATGGGTGGTCAGAACCACTTCTTTCATTTTCAATACCTTCCTGTATAGCGTTAATAAAATATGGAGTATTTAGGATTGATGTTGTTTGAGATTGTGTCAACTGTGAGTTTGTGCAAGTAATTTTACCTTCAGTAAAAATATATTTATCAACAGTCCTATTTGTATAAAAGGTATTTAAATTTACTTCTGATGAAATAATTTTATTACTTGTAATTTTTAAATCAACAATTGGTAAATTAGGTAAACTACCATTATACCCCAATGGTCCAATAGCTTCATTTACATCATAATTCGCAATTTTTTTATTATACGTATTATAAAATAGTGAAGATTCGGTACTGTATATTAAGTATTTATTTAAAATTACGCCGTTTTCTAAGTTATTTTGACACCATGTTAAATCAACAAATGGATATATATCCAAAGAATTTGTTGCGTATGTAACATTTTTTAGGGTGTCCGATACTAAAGTAGTTAAGTTTGCACCAACTAATTGACTTTGTTCAGGTAAATCTTTATTTAAAATTTTAAAAGAATTATTAACTCTATCAATTAGATATTGAGTAGTAAGAAACCCATTTGAATATTTTGCATAACTAACAGGGAAAGTAGATAGTAAATCATTAAATGTTGTTATAGTCCTGTAAGGTCCATATTTAAGAATATTAATTATTTCTCCATTGTCATATCTGAGTGATTCGTTCATGTTAGCAAACTCAGTTTGACTTAAAAAAAGAAGAACATTATTAAACCCTAAATCACCTGAAAATCCATTAAGAGTTACAATTAATTGTAATCTTTCCATAATTTCAAAAAAGAAATTAGGCATTTCCAAAACACTATATGGTATATTTGATGGTATTGTATCAAAACCTGAAATTAAATTTCTTAAAATAACATTGGTATCTTCTTGAGGTTGTGGTGTGGTCGCCGGAATATCTCTCATAATAAAACCTTTAACATATTCCTCAACAAACTCTACTTCAGGCCAAGCCTCATAATCATTTGCACCTGTTTGATTTATATAATTAGGGTCACCAGGATATTGTATTTCAAGTTTTTCAACGCCATCAATAGTTTTACCAACCAAATATTGTGGCCAAGGATAAACAATTGGAGCAACCTCATTTTCTTTTTTATCAAATCCTCCAATACTTTGTTGTCTTTTTTTACTCTCTCTTTGATTAAACGCCTTTGTATGTACGTCTTCTAACAATAATAAATAAGCTTCTGCCGATGCCATAATTACCCCAATAATATTTCGTATTGTTGGTTGAAATCCTATACCTTTAGATGATTGTAACAATTCTCCAAGTTGTTCCGAAAGTTTTGTTTCTAATTCTTCTTTATAAGAATTTAATTTTTTTGTGATTTTTTGAATATATGCTGAAAATCCATTTTTACTTTCAACACTAAAAATAAAAGGAAATGATGTATCCGAATAAACAAGTATATCAATTTCTAATTTTAATTCGTCTCTTTGGACATCAGTAAATGTTGTTCCCCCATATCTTTTAATTGCAGTTTTATCAATATCAAAATTATTAGTATCTAAAAAAGGTATTAAAGAATTTACAATATCTTCCTTCTTAATTGGGATACTATATAAACCTCCTGTATCCCCAAATGTTTGATTTTTATTAAGAATAGCAACTTTATTTTCAATTATAGTTGTTAATTCGGTATATACTTTACTAAAATACGTTATGTCCGCAGTACCAGCAGAAAGATACGTATAAACATTAAAATTATTAGTATCTTCTTTAACAACGAAAGGTTTTGATAAATCAAGATTTTTATTAAACCAAGAATCACTATATAAATAAATTTCAGAATTTAGTTGTTCTAATGTTTTTAAATATTTTTCATAATCAGTTAACGGATTTAATGAAACTTGTCCTAATTCCTCTAAACTTGTATTAATGAAATTTTCTAATCGAGTAATTAATGATTGTATAGTTAACTCTGGAAAATTTTTATCTAATAAACCTTTTGATTTATATTTCTTATAAACCTCAACAATTTTATTATACCCTAAAAATGTTGTAGATTTTTTAAAATCTTGTGTGACATTATTATTAACTAAAGTCCCACTATTGTAATTATTAATTACATCTGTTTGATACATTTGAGGAACTGCATATAAATCAGTCATAAATATATCTTTTAAAACCGTAAAATTGTAAGCGGTTAATGATAAAGTTATTTCAAAATTTCCTGTTCCCGAATTAAACGCCCCATGAAATTTAGTAAGAAATAATTGATATCTAATTGCTTTACCATACCATCCTTTTAAAGTTAAATAAAATACAGGATAAGGTAAGTTAAAAAACGCAGAGTAAATCGAGTCGTTACCACTTTCAAATAAAGCTCTACCTCTAACATCTTCTAAGTTTATAGTAAATTCTGCAATATAAGCCTGATTAGCTTTATAACTAATTTGTGTTATACCTAATAACTCTCCATTAATTTCTTGTTGAGTTAAATCTTTGGATTGTAACTCAGTCCAATTAGTTGTTAAATAATCGTTACCTGTTGGTTTTAAAAAATTAATCTTACCAAGGCCTATTGTCCTAAGTTGTGAATTGTTATTACCTCCAACAATTAATTTACTTCTTGGTTGTAAGTTACATTCCAAGTTAGCGTACATCACTAATTCTTCTTGAGCAATATTTCTATCCCCTACCTGTCCATTAGGTAAATCAACTTTATTAGGGTTAACTACAAAAATGTTTTGATAGTCATTTTCAATATGTATATTATCTGCCATAATAGAAGAACTGTTGCTCTAATGCACCTTTATAATCTAATAAGGAATTAATTAAAGGGAATGGTATCGTTAAAACGGCATTATTTGGAATATTAATTTCGGAACCACCATATTTACCATTTGCTTGTAAAATTAACCATCCAAAAAAAGGTGTCCCATAATACAATTGTGATATCTTATCTAATCTTGATTGTCCAATAATATATATGTGTTTTTTATCGGTTGATTTAGATTGTAAATTAACATATGGTACAACTGTTTGCTGACCATTAACTATAAATCCATCATATCTATTATAATATTGTAACGCCATTAGTTGAATTGTTTTTTACCAATAAAAAATTGTTTATCGTTATTAGAATTAACCGTAGAAAATAATTCTCGTAAAAAATCTAGTTCAGTATAAATAACCCCATTGGTGTCATAATTAAATATTCTGTCAACACCTTTAACTGAATTCCCCCCGTTTGTTGGGTTAAACTCCAAATATGGTTTCATCTCGGGACCTTTTTTAAATTCATCAAAACTTTCCACAGTTGCGGTATTCCAACTATTTAAAATACTAGTTATTTCTTCTGTTGATTGGATTACAGTAGTTCTTACTTCACCTGAAGTACTCGGTATTAGATTAGTAATTAGAGCGTCAATAAATTGTTGATTTTTTGTACTATCTTTTAAATCATCATAAAATAACGTAAATAAAAGATTGTTTGAATTTGCGGTAATCCCTTGAAAACCTCCAGCGGCTAAAGTCGTAAACTGAAAATATGGTGCTCCGCTATTACTCGGTAAAAATTCTTTTGATGATAGTAAATTATAAAAATTTGTAATCCCTGAAGAAACTATTGCGTAGTCATCACTAAATTTACTGTCGATACTAATTTTATAACCTTTTGGTTCACCGTTAGTTAATATTTTCCCATCCAATTCAAGTCCGATAACCGTATTTAATTTAAGAATATTTTGTATATATTCAGCTTGTTTATTAGCGAAAACCTGAGCGTCAGAATTAACATTTAAAAAAGAGTTATTGATTTTAGTATCAATTAAACTTTTATAATTATCCTTTACTCTTTTAACATCAAGAACACCTAATCCCGGTTTGTCAATTAAGGCTTTAATAATAAATTCACTTCCATCATCAATATCGGATTTTAATTGGGTAGCAACTTTATTTAAATTTTCACTAGTACTACTTGGTTTACCATAAATTTTAGCGGCGTTTATTGTATTACCTGAAAGATTAATATCTCCAATAATATAGTTTCTATCAAATGTCATTTGAGCGTAAATTCCAAAATTATAATTATTTATTGAACTTTCAATAAAATTTAAAGTTGTTAAAAAATAATCTTGTGTTTGAGTAATATAGTTATCAAAGAAATTTTTATACTGAATAGTACCTGTTTGAGTATCACCAGATGGAATTGTTGTTAAAATATCCCCAATTGTTTTAGTTGCTGAAGGTATATTTTGAATATCATTGAATGTTGCCAACGGTTCCGCTAAAGTAATTGCCGTAAATAAAGCGTCATCCAATGCTGTAGTATCTTCAGTTGCTTCAGCCCTTTCATCATACATTTCAGTATTTGCATAGTAATTAAATGAAAGAGCATTTTGTAATTTATCAATAGGTCCTTTTAATCCACTACCCCCAATAAATTTAAGACTCATAGTTATTTTTGCAATCATTGGTTGTAATCCAATACCTTCAGGATTAATATCTAAATTTTCATATTGTATTTGTATCGTTTCAGGAATTGCCTTTGTATTATAGAAATCACCAACTCTAATAACTAATACAGGTGGAGTACCAAAATTAGTGTTAAACGTTGATGTTGATGTATCTTGTTCACCTTGCTCATTAATAACAGGTATTGTATTACCGGGTCTTGCACACTGTTGTATAAAAGTTAATCGACTATTTAATCCTTCAGGAGTAATAGCATGAAATGCTGGTTGAAATAATTTTATTTTATCAGTAATTGATGTATATGCAAATGGGTCAGTTTGTTTTAAAACTTCAAAATAATCACATTCATTTAAAAGTTTTGTTCTTAATAATCTTTTACTTAAATTCTTTTTTTGAATATCTACAGGAGATGGTGGTTTTGGTAATCCGTTAATTGCGGTTTGATTTGCAATGTTTTCAGAATTAGTACTTGAACCGGCGTTTGCGTTTGACGGATTTTTAGGTGTTACATTAATACTTTTAAAACTTACATATCTTGAACACATTGCAACAACACTATAAGTTTCAGCATCTCCGTTTAAATCAACATTACAATCAACAAATGTTGGCATTCCACTATTGTCTTTAGTTTCAGCATTTGTTAAAAGTAAATTTGAATAAATAAATTTAACTGCCTCACTTTGGATATACTTACCTAAAGATTCGTTATCTTCAGTTAAATTAGAGAAAAATAATTTTAAAGAGTCAATATACGCTTTGTTATTTGATTCACTTGAATTATCCCCAATACCTGGAAATTTAACTCCATTCATTTCTATAACAACTTCACAATTTTGTGATGTTACCGCTTTTAATATTTCACTTCTTAATAGTACTAATTTATCATAGTTTTGAGTTATTACTGGAAATAAAAGTGAAGTACCACTTGTATAAACATACCCACTGTAAATTGGTTTTTGGAGCATATACTGATTATAAAGTGTTTCATAATCAGTACTTGAAGCGGTATCGGTATCTATTTCCGGAAAAAACGCACCATATCCTTGATATGTAGAGAAATTTGGTAAATCTTTGGCAACTGAATCACCTTCTTTTAAATCTGAATTAATTAACGTTGCTTGTTCTGCTGAAGTTTGATTACTTGAGAGAACACTTTCTTGTAATTCTTTAAGGGTATTTAAATCTAATGTCGCAAATTTTGCCGCTAATGTATATAAATCAAATTTAGCGGCTCCTGCAAAAAATGATTCAATAACCGAATCTTTCTTTTCAGTTAAATCATTCTGTAATTCTTTTTTAGCAATCAAATTTAAAACAGAAGGGTGGTCTACAATAATTGAAAATGATAACGAACCGCTCCTACTCGTTTCTTTATATGTGTAAATTGGTTCAGGTCTACCTAAAAATGATGTTCCGTCAAAATTAGGAGAAACAGTTTCACCAAATGTTAAATCATATGGTGGAAACCACATTATTCTACCTCCATTAGGTCCTTTTTCACATCCAGGCAAATCATTAAACAAGGCACTTCCTTTCCAAGCTAAATTTTCAATTGAAAACATGTATTTCTTAACTTGTCCTCCAATAATATTTGTTGACCCTTGTCCTTTCCACGGTGCAATATTTAAATTATATGTAGAATCAAGAACAGAATTACTAAACTTTCTTATGTTACCATTAGTTTCACTACCACTTGTATTTGCAACCGTACTTTGTAAATCTTGGTACAACTGATATGGTTTATCTTTGGTAAATAATCTTCCATATTCTTTACCTACTAATTTACCGTTAGTATTTTCGTATCTAATAACTTTAGAACCTTTTGTTAATTCTTTATATCCATCATTAAAAACTTTTGACATTTGATTAATTGCGTTACCGGCATGTAATCTTCTGGCTAATCCACTGGTAGGTGCCGAATCAATTAATCTTTGAGTATTATCTAATATTGAACCTCGTTTAAACTCATAATTTAAAGATGATGAATATCTATCACTTAGATTAAATGCAGTGTTATTACTAAAATCAACACCAAATGATTCACCTTCAGGTCCAAATAAATCACCAAAGTCTTCATCACCTGTTCTTGTCCAAACAAATCCTCCAACAAGAGTATTATTATCATTTAAACCAAAAGCAAAGTTTTGGTCACCTTCATATAACTTACCAACAGCATCAGGACCTAATACAACTGCACCAGTTGGTTCTCCGTACCCATTATCAGGTGTTTGACCTGCGGGTGATGTTGTGTATTTTAATTCGTCTTTACCTCCAACATATAGATTACCACTATCATCTTGAGAATTTCTTCTCCCAATATCACCAAATATGTTATTTAACACCTGACCAGCTCTTGTGATATTTCTATCATAGTTTGGACTATATCGGTTATATTCTAAATTAGCAAATAAAATTGATTTTTGGCCACCACCAGTATTTGCTAAAAATTTTACTGAAGCACTACCGTCATTATTACTTAATCTTTGAACATATCTACCAAGACCTGTTTTAGGTTGTCTTGGTGAAAAGTTAAAGTAATCTCCTTCAATTGGTGAAAATGGTAAATAGGCACCTGTTATTCTTTGTCCTAAATCAGCCGTAAAATCTAAAACCCCATCAGGAACTGTAATATGATAATCTAAATAACTTAATTGAATTTGATTAGACGCAAGTAAACTTGATTGTAAAGGATTACTATTAATTGATAAGTTATTAGCAACACTTGTTTGTTGTAGTTCTTGAGCAATTCTATATTGAAACGCTTTTCTTAATTCAAGAACGGATATTTGTAATAAGTATGAATCTTGTTGTACTAAACTATCACCACCAAAAATCAAATCAGCTAATGAATAATTCCCAACAACAAATGGTAAATTTAATGGATTGTAATCAGTGGTACCTCCATTTTTTGCTAAAATTTTTGTATCTGCAAAAAATAACCCTTCATAACCACCGTTGGGAATAAATTTATTACTAACTTCCGCCAAGTTAATCCATTGTTCATTAATCAAATCCATATTGGTATCGTTTTGTAACGGCCAATATTCTAATTGATTAGTTGAATTTTCATTTACCTGTCCTGTTGTCTTATTAATAAAACCTGAAGCGTCTTGGAAACCTCCTGTAGGACCGTATTGATTTGGTATAATTTCTTGTTGAGCTTCAGTAAAAATTTCATTATTAACATTTGGTGAGTCAATAACTGAGTTGTCAGCAACATTTACCTCATAATATGGGTTAGAAATTGAAGATTGGAAAGCCCCCTCAACATTGTATGGTTTTAGGTTTCTTGTGACAAGACGATTCCTAAAAAACTCTGAACTTGAATAATCTAAAGCGCTTTCACTCATTGGGTGATTTTATTAATAAATAGAATGACTTGGTATTTTTTTATTTTTTAGATGTCATTCCACCTGAAGTTTTTGTATTGTCAAAATGTTTAACAATATATTGCATCAAGGTTGGATTCTTAGGTAGTTCCTCAACTAACATGTCACTTAGTTTATTTCTTGGTGTATCAACAGATACTTTAAAATTAACTGTATGAACAACTTCTTGTTTTTGTGGTTGAGACTGAGGTTGAGTTTGTGTATTTGTTGACATCATTGCTGCGTTCATAGTTTGTCTTTCAATTTTTAAAACGTCCATTAAACCTTTGTTAACACTTTTTTGTAACACATCAGGTAATTGAGTTGCAGCTAAGAAATAGTCTTTTTCATGAATCTCAATATTACCACTAGGAGTTTTAATAGTATCACCAACTGGTGTATAAAAACCGTCACTCATTCTTGCTGCGATTTCAGCAATTGTACCAGTAAAATTTATTGTATTAACACTGGCAACATTCATATCTTTAATTTGGTCTCCCTTTTTAGGGTCGAATAACGTATCTTTAATTTTTTTCTTTTCTTCTGTTACAAATCCGCTAACACCCGTACCTGCAATAGTACTTATTGTCACCATTTGCTCCATTATTTTTTTAAAGTCCCCTTGAATCATTGCTGCCAAAAGTTTTGTTGTATTATCTATATTTAAAGCACCACTGTTTAATTTTGATTCAAATACAGAACCAGCTCCAAAATTTTTACCAATACTATCTGCTGTCTCTTTAAATTCTTTTTTAGCGCCAGATAATAAATCTTGTCCAAGTTTTGACCCTCCAATAGTGTTTGATATTGTATTTGCAATTTTTTCCTGAGCAGCAACTAATTGACCGTATTCACCTAATTGTCCTTTAGCCATTTCAATTAATTGTTTTGCTGCCGGGTCATCTTTATCAACTATTTTAGGTTTATTACTTTGTTTAATAATCTCTAAATCTTTTTCTTTAATTTCTGATAATTTTTTAGTTTGTTCAACACCGTCTTTATCAAAATAACTTACTTTATATTCTTTTCCACCTCCTGCAACATTTTCTAATTGAGAAAGATTTGCAAGTAATTCTTTGTCTTCTTTTGATGCGTCAAACCCTAATCTCATTTCTGACATTTTTTTGTTTAAATTAGCTGACGATAAAGCTAATTTTTCAAATTCTGCTCTGTCAATATCAAGGGCGGAAGCGACTTCTCTAAGTTGACTTTTAGCCCCTTTCATAATTTGAAAGGATTGTGTTTTTTCGTCAAAGTATGTATACTGTTTTGCTAATTTAGCAATTTCCTCTTGAAGTCCTTCAACGTCATTTTGTGCTAAATCCATTAATTTTAAAGGGTCGGTTAACGCTGTTGCAGCACCTCCTAACCTTTGTATAGAAGCCGCCACTTCAATTGCCTTTTCGGGACTCATTAAATTTTCGGCTAAATTAAAAGTTTGAGTCACATCAAATTTTAAGGCCTGAGCCTTTGACGCCATTTTTGCCAAACCTTCAACCCCATTTACAAAACCGTATCTATTTAATTTATCTAAATTTCCAGTTACAGTCACAGAAACCGCTTGAGCGTTAACTCCCATTTGACTAGCAACTTCTGAAATCTTAAACATATTCTCCCCAATGTGGGCAACCTCCATACCTACATCATAAAACGATTCTTGTAGTTTTTCAGAACCTATTCCTGAAACACTGGACGCCGCGAATAATTCAGCAGCTTGTGATTTAAGTAAAACTAAATTTCTTCCACTCGCTTTAAAAAGACCTTCTTGCATGTCAACGGCGTCACTCATTTTACCACCTAAATCAACTATTGAACTATACGAAGCGTTTAAATTTTGTTTAAGACCTAAACTATTTTCAGTTGTACGTCCCATTGTCTTAGCAAATTTAGCAGCTTCAGCGTCCATTGACTGTATAGTTGTACTAAGGGTTTTTAATCCTTCACCCATCTCCTGATATCTGCTTAATCCGGCACTCTTAATCGATTCGCCTAAAAAATCGTCAGCAGTTGGGGTGGTTCCTCCACCTCCTCCATGTAAGTAATGAAACATAATTTAATCTTTATTATATAAATAACCTACTATTCGTTTTTAGGTGTATTAATTTCAATAACCTTATCAACCAAATATCTACGGTGATAAGACGGCATTTTCATGAAATCGGAATATGACAGATGTATTTTGGAACCCAATAGATAATATTGGTCCAATAAATTTTTTAAATACTCAGAAGAAAGGGCGAAAAAACTCCGCCCCAAAGGTCACACGGGTGAGTACCTTTTTTCCAGATGGGGCTGTTATTTCTCTCACTAAATCCAACTTAGGTTCGTTTTCTCTAATGAAGTTGTTTATGTATTTTGAATCCATGATTGGCATTTTAGATATAAAATCCGCAATTGCACTTTCTTCTCGGTTACCTTCAACCTCAATAATTTGTTTAGTCAACTTCAGAGTTACTGAAGGTGAAACCATACCCTTTGGGTAAGAGTCAATCTGTCGACTAATACTTTGACTTTCTCCGTATGTTAAAAATTTAATTTTAATTTCTTTCTTTGTTTTTGGTAAAACTAAAGAAATCAAACCTTCTGAATTAGGTTCAACATCACTTTTTTTGAAATCTAAAGACTCAAGTGTTATAGTATGTTCAAATTTCTTATCAGTTTCAGGGTCAATTAAAGTAAAATCATAATTAGCACCAAATGAAGTATTTCTTAAAAAAACCAAAATAGCCTCTAAATCACCCTCTAACATTTCTTCAGGTCTAATATCAGGTTCATATAATTTACTTCTAACTAAATTAGTAATAATTTGGTCACCACTTAAATTGTTAACTGAAGCTAAAATGTTTTCATCGGCAGCAGTTAGATATCCAACCTTAACAGATTTTTTCTTATTTTTATAAAATCTACCCTCGCTTGGTAGTAATACCACGTCGTGTGGAAGGTCTAAATTCATTTGATTTATATTGTCACTCATAGTTTTTTATTATAAAAATACCTTATTTTTATTTATTGTAAATAAAAAAACCCACTTTCGTGGGTTTGAATATAAGAAAGTAAATAATATTAATATAATAATATACAGTAGTCAGGTCTTAAAGATGCTTGGATAGTTACCAATCCATCTTCAGAGTAAGATAATCCTTGGAAGTCAACTTTTGTAAGGAATGTGTTTTTAAGAACCCACTTTTCAATTACAACACCTGTCGGGTCTAATAGACTTAAGAAAATATCTCTCTTATAACCTGCAGCGTATCCCATACGTCCTGTTACAGACTCAGCATGTAGACGAACCCATTCCATCAACGCTTGTGATGCTGAAGGTCCAATTGGGTCACGGAAAGTTACAGAGATTTCTCCCCACTCATACTTACCCGCAACATAAGTTTTAGTATTTAAGAAATCAATCGCAGTAGAGTTAATCGTTAAAGAAGGTCTACTTGTTGATTCTACATACCATTCGTTAATACCCAAGTCGTTAAAAGACATGATAAACCTATTCTTCCTTTTTGGTTCGTAGGGTATCGGCATTTTCATTAATAAATCAGCCATATTATTTTGTTTTAAATTTTTCTTTTATTTTATTATAAATAGTCCCTATCGAAAATTTTTCTATTTACTTTAGGTTTTTTTTTATTCAAACTTGCTATAAGTCCAGTTTATAAATATTAATAGTTTTGCTTTTTACCACCATGTGTTGATATTGTTTGAATAATATTTTCTGGGTCTTTTGATAATTCATCTTTAACTTTTTCTAGATTTCTTAAATCATCATCTGAAAATCCTATTTTAGGAATAAAATTATTACTAATATCATCTTTAAACATTACTGGTTTTTTAAGTATATTTGCTAAATATTTTACATATTGTTGAAACTCTCTTAAAGCATCTACCTTTCCTTTTTCGGGACTTTGAGCGGAACCGTCTCCAAATGTTACAGGATAATACTTATTCATATCCATATAAGCATTTATAAGTTCTTTATCTTTCATATCTTCCTCACCCGCAAACTTT